CGAGAACGTCCGGAATCAAACGAAACCTGGTCACCACTGAATTTTTTAATTAGGGGTTGGGCTGTAGCATAATAGCAGGCTTCCAGACGATTTGGGGCATCTGTGTAATCTGTCATGAGCACGTTACCAAGGGGATTTTCCTTAGTGGGCTTCTGACATACATTCGCCTTGTCAGTGGAACCGTATGGCTCCTTGACAAGTTTCGCCTTGTACATCACGTAAATGATAGATAACATCGTTGCGCCTAGAACGAATATACGAGGATCCCGACGAATCACGAATAAAACACACATGGTGTAAATAATAAAACGTGAAGCCGAATTGATCCTATCCTCTGGTGTTTGTTTGCTGTTAGGCCAGAACTCTAGAATTTTTTTATTACTGACAAGTTGTTGAGGATCTTCGAACCAAACTTTCATTTTAATATAGATGAGGTTTATTTTTTGGGGAGACGGCGAGTGCCATCCTTTTTAGGAGCACCCAAATCCATATCTCCCATACCAGCCATCATACCAGACATAGAACCCATCATCTTCATAAGCGCATCCTGGTTAATGTCACCACCATCACCTGATGCCATCTTATCAGCTACGTCCTTGGCCATAGCCTCAATGGCGGTAAGGGTATCCTCGGGTACAGATTGGATAGTAGTTCCTAGGATGTACAAAGTCTGAAGATACTGCCAAACAGCATCCTTGGTACCAGTATTCATACGCTTCCACAGATTAATGATATCCAGTTCGTTCAAAAAGTCAATATCCTTGGAATGAACGAGGATGAAGTCCTCGTTCTTGGCAGAAACGCTGTCCGCGTGGGGTTTGACGCTATCCATGAAACCGTTAACTAGGAGACGAGGACTTGTACTCTTAATAAGATCGAATGAGGTTAACATCTTCTTAATGCTTTTTTCATCTGGAAAAGTCTTGTGCAATTCCACAAGAAATTGCCCCATCATGTCATTAAACGCAGTGACGGACGCCATTTTCTTAATAGTACGGTGTAATCTTTAAGTTAGAAAGGGTCGTTAGAAATAACCTCTTTTTGACCAAGGCCATTCATTACAATTACGTATACGAGAATTGCTACGAGTACGGCTGGTTTGGTGTATTGATTCATTTCTAATTTACCTTCATTATTCAAATACGCTTTCAGGTGAATATAACCCGCTGTCGTAGCACCGGCAATTAGGCCAGCATATACTGGGTCACGTAAATAGTCGGAGAGTTCCATTTAATTATAACCAACTTTTTTTGTACGGTAGTCTGGTGCGTCTCCAAATAATACATCATCTTCCTGCTGAGGTTGTGGCTGTGGCTGTGGCTGTCCCTCTTGTGGTTCTTCCATTGGGTCGGGTGATTGAACACCTGGTACAGTCTTGAATTCATTATCAAACTCACCTGGCTCCTCCATTTCAGGATTCCCCATTGGCTGCATTTCCTGGAGTTCCTCTGGTGAGGGTTCCATACCACCTTCTGGTTCGGGTTCTCCCTCTCCATCAAATACATCGGGATCCTCAGTATCTTGAACATCACCATCCAAATCTATATCTCTAGACTCTTGGGACATGTACGTCTGTAAAATTTGTTGAACTGGGATTAACTCCTTCACCGAGTTTTCAATAGCTGTACAGAAACGAGTAGTTAACTTCTCATCACGATGGTAGATGCTCTGGTCCTCGTGGAAAACGTAGGGATCACGGTAAAGATCCTTGGCGATGTTATTGTAGCAGGTTTGAATAAAAACCTCATTTGTGGGTAGCTTCAGAGATATCTTCTTGTTGTCAGCCTTAAGGCGGACCGCAGATAGGATCTTTGTACAAGCAACAAAGACAGCCGCTAAAAGATCACTGAACCACGCGCATCGGTTTGCTATGTTATCAGAATGTTGTTTAGACATAGCGTTAGACCAATTTGGAACTTCTTGGAGTAACTTCTGAAACATCATGAGATGCTTCTTCCCCTTGGAGAGAGTATGAGCCTCCGCATACATATCATTGAAAACGTCAATCATAGGTGGACACATAATAATGCACATTTGTCCGAGATATTCCTTCTTCGCCTCGACGAGCACATTCAAATTGTCCATTTATGATTAAGTGGGTTTAAAAATCAAAATTTACTACGCACTTCTCCTGTACTTGTTGGCCATCTTCTTAAGATTCATGAGATCTGGGAAGGCCACCTCTTCTTCTTCTTCTTCACGTTCTTTCTTCCGCTTTGGTACCAACCAAGAGACATAAATATCATATTCACTTATAAGTTGTACAGTGAAGCCACCAAGTTGAAATTGTCTAACAACATAGCGAGCAGCGGCCCCTCTATCAAAAACCGGGTATCCTATCAAAATTACTGGAACAGTCAAGAATATCTGTTTATGACCAAGTTCTACACACTGTTTAATCTTTGATGAAAATTGTTCATAAATTTTAGTATAGATCTCTTTGCGTATTCTCTTTCTCTTATCATCAATTTGTATTATGTCATTGATGTTGATCATTACAATTAGCTCAATTTATTTTTTATCAAATCTAACTCACCAACATTAGGGACTGCACTTTCCTTAACGAGTTTGTAATCAATAAACTCTTTACCCATAGAACCCTTGGTGTACACCTTTACCTTGTCGGGTGCCTGGTCACTGAGGGGTTGAGAACGAAGAGAAATTAACTTAAGTTTTCCGTTGCTGACGCTAAAGGTTGAGATGACGGCGAAACCGAAGGAAAAGCCGTCGTTGCGGACCACCATGAAAGTAGCTTCATATACTTGACCAGTCGTACCCTCATATACCTTAACGGACTGAGTTTCGATGATGTAAGTGGAGAATCCAAGGCGTTTGTTGATCTCCTTATTGGTTTGAAGAACCAATTTCTCCATGGTGTCGTGGTCAACTTTACCTTCAATCTGAGAGTAACCAGAGAGATCTGGTCTGGGGTCGTTAAGCTTCACATAATCAACGGGCTTCTTGTACCCTGAGAATCCAAAGGTATCTGTGAAATTTTCACGCCTGATCATAGTCAGGATGAGTAACATAAGTAAAACACCGATGACAATCTTGAATGAATCCATCTTTACTATAATGCGTTAATTTTTTTTTACAAAATACCCCATATACTAGTAGATGTCTCTGTTGATATATAGCCCAAGGTGTAAACACTCTATGGATATCGTCCAGTATATCAATGGTAATCAGCAATTGAAACAATTGATACATTACCACAACGTGAACACGCAGGGTATACCTCCCCAGTATAAGACTAAAATAAACCGCGTGCCGACTATGCTTACTAAAAATGGGAAGATTCTAGTTGGTGGTGAAATAAAAAACTGGCTTGACTCCCTTCTACCCAAAAAGGATATTGAACACGCTGGATTTGGTGGCGGTGTATGCTCAATGTCAACAATAGATGGAAATGATAGAGATCCGAACATGTTCTATCTAGACAACTACGGTCAGTCTCTTCAGCCAGCTATGACAAAGGAACTAGAGGATAAAATTGGTAGAGATGTGAATAAAGGAGAAGTCTATACAGATTTAAAGATGTAACGCGTCTTTTGAATAGTCATGAAATTAGTTTCTATACAGGCCTCGGCCTTTAAGTCTACATTTGAAGTTTTAAAGGATATTCTCAATGACGTAAATATCTACTTTCGCCCACAGGGTATGTATATAGTTACCCTAGATACGGCGAGAACATCCCTCATTGACCTGTTCCTAGCTGCTGATAACTTTGAGGAATATCAATGTGATCAAGAGGAGATAATCGCTGGTATCAACATTTCCAACACCTTCAAACTCATGAAAACGATTACGAATAATGATGTCATCAAACTTGAGATTAATTCCAAGGAGTTTATGGATATTGAGATTACGAGTGAATCCAAGAAGACGAGTACTAAATTTCAACTCAAACTCCTGGATATTAACGAGAATAGCATTGAAGTTCCCGATGTTATGATGTCTACTATCACAACTTTACCATCCGCTGACTTTCAAAGGTTGTGTCGTGACATGTCCAACCTTGGTTCAGAAATTGAGATTAAGAGGGAAGGTAATCTTCTTCACCTTTCATGCATGGGAGATTTCGCAAATCAGGAAACCTCAATCGAATGTCCTGATGATAGTCCTAAAATTACGGGTTTATACAGTCTAAAATACTTGAATATCTTTACAAAGGCGACGAGTATGTGTGCGTCTGTGCAAATTATACAAGAAACGGGTAATAGATTCCTAATCTTGAAATATAATGTCGCTAATTTGGGAGAACTTAAATTTTACCTAGCTACTAAGGTAGCCGAAGATCAGTAGTAAATCCACTTGTTGTTTGGATCACCTTTTTCATACCTATTCCATTCATCAAAATGATTCTGGGTAATTCATCCTTTAGGTATTCGGGTTCATAATATAAAAAATCAGTCAGTGAAACCTTTTGTCCATGGAAATCATTCCTAGGACCGGCATACCGTTTCACCTTTTCAGTAATGTTTCTAATTGGCTTATCATCATGGTCAACTATCCAAGCACTACTCAAAGGGATATTAAATGTCATACCTGTTTGTTCTTCTTCACCTGGTGTAAAGTTGATGTCATTGGATACAACACTGTATATCTTACCGTTGAAATAATATTTAATTCGTAGAATGATGTGCTCAACGTTTTGTGGTATCGTTGTATTTCTAAAGTCTTCACCTGTGACATCTACATAGAAGTTATCCAATATACCATCCCAATCCTTACTTTCCTTTTCCCAAAACTCATCCTCCACTAAATATTTCATATCAGTGTTTATTGTGTATTCAATTTCCTCTGACACAATACTGTAATCATTTGGAGTAACAAGTTTTTTATAAAAGAAATAAAGGTTACTTAAAAGTTTGACCAACATCCTTATATAAGAATGGAAGGTAATTTTTTAAGTAGATATAACAACAAAATAGAAGAGTGGACCGAGCTCATTAAGAATGATCCTAAGAATAAATCCAAGTATGAAAGAGATATGTCTGATTACATGATAAAGTGTATGCCTTTTATTGAAAGACATATGACTGATGAGATAGAAACAACACACACAGATAACGTGTTTAACCTGAAAGAAACTGTTGGTCTAGCTAGAAAAGATATTTTCACTGATTATCTAGTTGAGGTGGAGAAGAAGAACATATATAGACCAGTGGAACGTACAATTGAAATGTGTTCACACTGTGAATACAGTAACATTATTCTTGTTCAAAATACAAGTGATTTGATATGTGATGGTTGTGGTAGAGTTGTCGCAGCTCATATAAACGAAGAACTTACCTATCGCGAAGAACAGGAGACATCTGAGAAGATCGTAAACTATTCATACAAGAGAGAGAATCACTTTAACGAGTGGCTGTCACAATTCCAAGCACAAGAAACCACAACTATACCACCCGAAGTTATGGAACAACTTAGATCAGAACTCAAGAAGATGAAAATCAAAAATCTAGAGGATATTACCCACGCAAAAATTCGGGGGCTTCTTAAAAAGCTTCGTCTCAACAAGTACTATGAGCATGTACCATACATCACAAATATACTAAATGGAATCAAACCTCCAAATATGCCCACGGAATTGGAGGAATGCCTACGTTTAATGTTCAAGGATATTCAAAGACCTTTTGACGACAATTGTCCGACTGAACGCAAAAACTTTTTGAGTTACTCATACGTACTCTA